AATAGCTATAACGCGGCGACATAATAATTGTCTTGGAATTGCAATAACTCGCGCTTCAAAAACTTTGACCAGTTCAAACTCGCTTTGATTACCAGCTCATCACTATCAATTCTTTCTTGTTATTTCCCCTGCCGTTTCCTCCTACTGTGTATTTAATATTCACTGTCTCAATCCTAAACTTTCCGAACAGCTTTTGCATATCAGGATGATCGTTGATGGTCAGGATCATTTTGCCTTTTATGGTGCGCATTTTATCCGCTAACAGCTCGTATTGTTCGAAGCCGAAGCCTACACCATAACCTGTTGTTTGCCAATATGGCGGATCACAAAAGAATAATGTCTGTGGGCGATCGTACTTATCTATACACTTGAGCCAGTCCAGGTGTTTTATATAACAGCGCGAGAGTCTGAGATGCGCCTGGCTGAGGTCTTCCTCCATCCTTAATAGATTGAGCCGGGGCGGATCTGTTGTGGCGGTGCCGAAGGTCTGGTTGTCCACCTTGCCGCCGAAGGCCATCTTTTGCAGGTAATAGAACCTGGCAGCCCTTTGGATATCGGTGAGGGTTTCCGGCGCGGTGATCTTTAACCATTCGTACATCTGTCTCGAGATCAGCGACCATTTGAATTGGCGGTAGAATTCCTCGAGGTGATGCTGCAACACCCGGTACAGTGTGATCAGCTCATTGTTACAGTCGTTCAAAACCTCGACCTCGGACTGCGCCTTCATGAAGAACATGGCTGCGCCACCGGCGAACGGTTCTACATAACAGACATGATCAGGGAATAACGGCAGGATGTGCTTGGCGAGTCGGCGCTTGCCGCCGATCCAGGGGATGATTGGTTGATGTTGCATGGTGAGCCTCCTTGTATTTTCAAGGTTGATTTGATAGACTCCCCTCGCTGCGATCGCGGCGGGGCAGCCTTCGGTCGGCTCACTGCCTGTTTCAGTGTGCTGGCGGCCGGGTCATGCTCCAACATGGACCGGCCGCTGCCTCTTCATTCAGATTCTCTCCTCTATATCGATGGGCATCTCATTGTTGTTTAAATATGGATATGTCAGCAGCGACGTGGTTTTGAAATAGCAGGGGAAGGCTTCCAACAACAGATCATCGGCACTGGCCCCGGCATAGCGAACCCAGAACGCTTCATCCGTTGTGGTCAGTTCCTTCTGCATGATCAGGGCCAGGCGCTTTTCAGCCGGGGTTAATACCTGAAAGACCCCAGTCAGCTCCCGTTTAGGTGTGCGCTTTTCACCCCAGCGGATACCGCCCAAACTCTCTTCAATTACATCTCTTGATATGTACCCCATGCCGCTCCCTGCGGCGATCCCGAATTGGGGCTCAAACGTAGCAGCTCCCAGCCATAACCTCCCCAGCTCGATGTAACCGTCCGGGTTGGTGGTGTCGGTGATCTCGACTTTCCAGTACCTGGCGGTCTTGTCGCTGGTGAAACAGTAGGTCCAGTTTTTTGGGTATTTGGCAACGGTCGCAGCAGTGAAGGCGGTTGGCCAGGCATCCAGGGCGGTGGTGTCGGCACCTGTGACCAGGGTGGTGTAACCTGCATCGGAATAGCCGCGCACCTGGATGGTCCCGGCCTCGCTGATGTTGTGGGCGCACAGGCTGATGAGGCGGATGGCCTGGGCTGCGCCCAGATCCACCAGGATGATGCTGGAGGCGGCGGCATCATTAGTGGAGCGGCACTTGTTTGCCAAGTCCTCATCTTGCAAATTAGTAAGAGGCAGGGCTGTTAGCCAGTCACCCCCAGACAATCCAGCGGTCAGAGTTAAATCAGGATATGAGATGAGAGAGGTTGCCATGTCAACCCCATAACTCCAATATAGTTTTTCGGCTTTGGTAATTGGATTCCGCGCCAATTATTCTCATGGGCCGGCCTGGCGTGTAACCATAGCGAGGTATAGCAACAAGTATAGTTCTTCCCAGGCTTTTCAATTCCGCCAAATCATCTGGATTATCATTGTTGCGAAGACGCCAGGTGTTGCTTGTATCCACATAGCCAGACGAACCGCCCACGGAATATATTGCGTTGTCATAACTGGTTAAAATAAGGTTGGCACGGGCGGATTTGAAACTGGCCACATTTTCCCAAACCCCAGTGGGCACAGCTAAATTCAACCGGGACACGGACGCATACATATCCGTGACACCACCACCATATTTACCTCCGGCGACATACATGTATGATCCTTGCAATGTAACGCCCTGACTTCTTCGTATTTCCGGCAAATCCGTAACGCCGGAGTCATCCCAAGCGAGCCACGGGTATATAACAGGAAGCCGGATAACTGTTTTAAGAGCAGCGCCAACGCCGGAATAGCCCCCGGCAACATATAGATAATTATTATATATAACGGGCTGTCCAAAATCGGCGCGGGCAGAAGGCATATCGGTAACACCGGCATCATCCCAGGCACCAGTGGGGCTGGCAAGGTTGAGCCTGATAACGCTGGCAGTGTAAGCGGTTGTATAACCACCTAATACATACAAATAATTATTATAAACAATAGAACCGTGCAGATAGCGGGCGGCGGGCAGATCGGTAACACCGGCATCATCCCAGGCGCCGGTGGGGTTTGATAAATCCAGGCGGAGCACCTTGGTATGTGCGGCGGTGGAATATCCGCCTGAGATGTACACATAATTGCCGTTCAGTGCGGCGCTGAGATTGCGGGCCGCCCAAGGCATATTGGTAACACCGGCATCATCCCAGGCACCAGTGGGGTTTGATAAATCCAGGCGGATGACTGATGCTGAAACAACCCCGCCAACAGTCCCTCCAAAAAGGTACAAATAATTATTATGAACTATATAGGCGCAGCCTGTACGAGTTGCGGCCAGCTCACTGATTGCCTCATCGTCCCAATAACCCCCAGCGGGGTAGGTAAGCGCTGCACCAGCCATGGGTAATTCCGTCCGCAACCGATCCCGGCGCACAGAGCGGAGGTTGAACTGCCTAGTGGCTTCTGCTAGAGCATCGGCATATACAGTAAATGCGGTATCTATGATGAGTTCCGCTGCCAGGGGATGGACTGTTTTAATACTGGCATCCTCGTAGACCGCTTCCAACCATCCCTTATCATAGACCCCCAACGACACAGAACCCGCCAGAGTAGTTTGAATTGTATTATTCTTTTTATATCGACAAACCACCCGCCAGACCGGCACGCCCCGGTCGGAGTCCTCTGTGGCGGTTCGTTCAATATTGGATATATTTGCATTTGTCAAAGTTGCTATAGGATTAGTGGATACAGGAGCCGTAAACTGCTTTGCCCAAAATTTACCATTATTATCGAAACCCCACCAGATCCCCATCCGGCAAAGGCTATCCAGAATCTCTTTGGTGCTGGGGTCGTTGGTGCCGGTGTAATGCTGGTACAATACCGTGGCTGGAATCGCCGCATCCAGATCAATGATGGACTGTTCTACAATGCCGGTAGCTCCGAGCTTTTCAATTGCCAGGGCTTTGATGGTTTGGCCTACGGATGATGCGGAGGCGGTGGCATCCATGGTGACCTGTCCGGCGGGTGAGCTGCCGAGGCGGATATAACCCTCTGACAGGCATGTATCGTAGGTGCCAGCGGTAACAGTGGCGGCCTGGAGTGCCGTGCTGTTGGCATGGGCAGTGCCGACTGTGAGGACAACGCCGCTATCCCGGACAGCGGCGATGCTGGAGATAGCTCCATCGTTGCACTGGTAGGTGAGTTTGGCGCTGTTGACCAGGACCGGCTCGATGTTGTAGGCCACACCGTTGCCAAATAATCTGGGTTTGGGCTTGCCCTTCAGGTCGTCCACACCCTCCAGACCGGCGGGCAGGGCGTTGGTTCCGGCGTAATAGTGCAGGGCTGCTGGTTTATCCAGGATGATGGTGTTGTCTCGGAAATTAAATGAAATGGAGGACCAACCGTGTTCAGGCTGCTCGATTGTACCGGCGATAAGGGTTGAGGCATCAGCAAAAGAGCCATTAACCGGAACATCCAGGACGGTGCAGGCGAAGCCGTCGAAGCCCCAATCAATCAGGTAATCCAGACTACCATCGTTGTTCAATAGTTCAACTACTCCAAAACCTCCAGATGATTCCCCGCCGGTTGCTCCGGGAGAATACATGGATTGGCTGAACATCCCCGGATTACTGAGGTACGGCGCAAAATAGGTGTTTGCCGGGGTGTCGGTTGGTTTAGTAATAAATCCCTTGGTGCCGAAATAGCGGGTGTCTATACCAGCGCCGCCTGGTTTCAGGGGATTCCAGCCGGTGAGGATCATCAGTTGGATATGTTCAATCATGCCGCTTTCCTCCTTGGTGTCTGTTCTTGTAGTTTTGTTTTGGCCTCAACTCCGGCCAGACGTTTTTCCTGTTTTTGGTTGATTTCAATGACCCCGATGAAGCCCGCCTGGTTTACCCTTACATTTGCATCAGCTGACTTTTCTATGCGTTCCAGTCTCTTTTCCAGCCTGCCGATCGCCTCTACAATCGCTCCACTGCCCGATTGACCCTCCACGAAGGCCTTTGTAATGGCATAGTTGTCGGGAGCTGTAAAAATACGCTCTCCCTGGTGGATGTTGGCGTTCATGTCGTAAGGGACATAGGGGGTGCCCACGGCGAAAGATGGCGTTTCCCCATATGGCAGCCACTTTTTCACACCGGTCACGTTGTTCAGCCAGTATTCCTGTCCCGGATGGAGGATGGCATTGGCGGCCCGCACCAGGGGGTCCTGGGGCACGGTGCTGTAAATCGCCCTGGCGGCTGCGGCAGCTGCTGCATCTTCGGCCGCTTTGGCCTGGGCCAGTGCCAGTGCTGCGGCTGCGGCGGCTTTGGCGGCATCGAGCTGGGCCTGTGCCGATGCGATCGCCTTGGCCTGGTCCAGAATGGCCTGGGCGGCGGCAATGGCGGCAGTGTTCGCGGCCTGGGAAGCGGCCTGGGTATCCGCTGCGGCCTTGGCCTGTGCTGTGGCTGCGGCGGCGGCAGCGGCCTGTGCTGAGGATGCGGCCTGGAGGTAGGATTGCAGCATGGACTGCATCCCGGAGATACCGCCATTGACGCCGGTCAGCAGCACGTTTTGCTGTGAGGTGCCCTTGGTGGTGGCTTCCTGAATCTTTTTCAACTCAAACAACTGTTGTTGAGCAATATCCAGGGTGAGGGTGGCGGTACTGGGCAGCCCGGCGATGGTGGCCAGGGCTCCGGTAACGTTGGCGAAATCGGACTGGTATCCGGCGCCGGATGCATTGTAGCCCTGGGAGGCGGCCAGGAAGGATTTTGCCAGTTCGGGCAGGCTGGTCAGGGCTGCGGCATTGCCGCCGAGGGCCAAGCCTTTGGTGGCCTCGAAGGCCGCTTTTTTCTGCTGATACAGGGCTTCGGGTGAAAGCACGGTTTGGTTGCCGCCCATGATGTCGAGCAGCGCCTGGTTGGCGGAGATCTTGATATCCAGGATCTGGAGCAGGTTGGCCTTCAGCTTTTCTGCGGTGGCGGTAAAGGCCGCGGAGGAGTCCTGGAGCATCTTTATCTGGGCCTGGGTGCTGTCCTGGATGGCCTGGGTTTTCAGTTGTTCCAGCGCTGTCTGGGCTTCGGTGATCCGGTTCAGATCCTCCAGGGCGTATATCTGGTTCTGGATGGCCAGCGTGGTGGGGTCCATGCCTTCGGTTTCAAGTTGTCTTTGAAGCATGATTGATTCAACAGTTTTGCCTTGCATATCATACAGCGTAACCATGAGGTTGCTATTGGTTTTCATCAACTCCTCAGCCGCATCCTCTATCATTCCAAACGATTCTGCCACGCCCATTAGCGTCGCAAAAGTCTGGGCTCCAGATTCTGTGGTAAGATCCAAGCCATTGACCAAGCTGCGGAACTCTTCACGGGTTTGCGGAATGGATGTATTGTGCATCTCAGCAAATGCGTAATTTACCGCTCGTTGCGCTTGCGCCAGCTTTGCAGCTTCTTGTTCGCTGTCTGTAAATATTGAGGTGAAATATGTGTCGATACTTTCCGCAAATGCCTCTGAGCCGCCCATCAAGTTTTGCAGAGTATACGCTAAATCATTTATTGAGCCTGTCGCCGGAAGGGTACTGGCGCCGATCAACAGCATGGAGTCATTGACCTCAAGCATAGCGTTGGAAAGCCGGGAGTACGTGGCAAACAGCTCCTCACCGCCAAGCTGGAAATCCTTGAGACCGGGGATGGTGTTTGCCAGGGCGTTGGCTGCGGCTGTTATCTGTACTTCCCAATCCTTCTGGATGTCTTCCGGAGTTCTACCAGCAGTTGCGACACGTGCCAGCTTGGTGTTGGCACCTGAGAAGCCAGCTTCTACATCAGCAGCACTCATGCCGAACAGTTTGGAGGCGGTGAGGATGTCGGTCTTGATGCCGGAGAAGAACTTAGTCATGCCCTCTTGAAATTGTTGGTCTACAGCGGAAGGAACATACCATGTCTTATCGTCAGTAAATATGCCGCCATCTTTGTGTTTTTTGAGATACGCACCTGTTTGGAATTCACCATTCACTAACTGTGATGTTACTCCCGCTCCTTGCGTATATGATGGGCCACCTACAAGCAAACCCACAGTACCTGTGATCATATCCTTCCAAATTTTGGCGAAGTGTTCCATTGCTCCCATCACATTAAGTGTTAATGCGTCTTTTAATGAGGCAACGGATTGGTTCACTCCAGTAGCTTTCCAAAAATTACCTGCCATACCAATTGGTTCTTTATCAAGTTGAGCAAAACGATTTGGCACAACGTTCATCAACATTGTTACAACTTCTGTTTTGAACATTTCCCCGATGCTCAACAGACTGTCAGCGGTTTTGTTCATGGCGATGGCGGCGTTGTCCATGCTGTCAACGATGCTGTCCATGTCAGCACCGGTCTGTGAGTCTCGTACCGATGAATAAGGGTTGGTGATAGAACCTCCCGCACCGGACCCGGTAGGGCCGCCACCAGCCGACATATATGCACCACCGGGGGCGGCAATAGACCCACCCCCACCGAATGACGTTGCCGCAATCTTTGCCACCTGCACCGCACCGGCTGCCGCAACTACCGCGGCCATTGCCATACCGACATAGATGTTGTTGGATGTTGCAAAGGCGTTCATGATCCCGGCAGCGGTGTTCATAATGGCAGCGGCCATGCTGTAAGCCTTGGCGCTCTCGAAACCCTTGCGGCTGGACTGATCCTGTGCTTCGGCCAGAGAACCAAAGAGCTGCGAGGCCGAATCAACGTAGAATGCGGCGGTTCCAAGCTGAGATTTATACGAATCAGCGGCGATCTTGCCGGTGGCAATGGTGTTCTTCTGGCGCTCCAGGGCCGCAGCTTCGTCCAGGGCCGCCATGGCCTTAATGGTTTGTTCTTCGCTTAAACCCTTGCCGATGGTGGCCTTCCGCTCGACATCGATCATGCGCAGGCGTTCTTCGTGGGCTGCCTTTTGGATGGCCAGTTGGTTGGCGGTCTGATCGGCTATGGAGTCAAAACCGCCATTGCTGTTCATGCCGACCATGGAGGCGGCGGTGGCGGCGTTGGTGGCTTCCAGGTCGGCTATGTACTTAATAATGGCCTGCTGGCGCTCGTATTCGCGGGTTTGGTCCCGGATGGTTTTGAGGCGTTCGGCTTCGGCGGCGGTCAGGGCTTTGGCGGCATCGGCCTGTTGTTCCAGGGATTGCAACTGACCGGTGCCCAGGGAGAGGGTCGGGTTTTTGGTAAAGCCGGTGGGCTGGGCGGTGAAGAGGCCCATTTTCTTGATTGCGTCAGAGCTGAAATCTTCGGCGGCCAGGTCCCGCGCGGCATTGTCCCAGGAGGATTTGAAAAAATCCTTGATTTGGGCCTGGTATTCCTTTTGCTGGGCGGTGAGACCTTTTTTTGTTTCCGTTTTAACCTTTTCAACAACACCGGCACTGATTTCAACCGCCTTGGCGATTATTTCGTCACGATCGCCCAATAGGTAGCTGGCACCGCCTTCAACGCCGACTACATTTGTATCGGAAACAAGAAAGTTTTCATCAAATTTACTAAGGGGCTCTTTTGGCCGGTAATCAACCCAGTTGCTGCCGGAAACTCCATTCGGGTTTAGTGCCGCGAAGCCTGTCGTAATAACACCGTTTTTGCGGGTATTGGTTATAAAATACTCAAACTCTTTAATAAGTGTTTTTATCCCCCGGATTGTGCCGGTAAACATGCTGTCGCCGCCGTTTTCCATCACCGTGGTTTTCAGGTCAAACCAGGCTGTTTTCAGGCGCATGGTTTCAGCGGTCATGCCGGACATGGCCTTTTCACCAGGGGGGAAGGTTTTTTGCAGTTCGGCGGCAAATTTGGGCAGAAATTCATCAGAAATAACGCTCCCGGCTTCCAGCATCTTGCCGAGTTCGGCGGTACTGACACCCATGGCCCGCGCGGCGATCTGGAAAGCGCCAGGGAGACGCTCGCCCAACTGGCCGCGTAATTCCTCGGCCATGACGCTGCCTTTGCTCATCATCTGAGAGATGGCCATCAACGCGCCGTTGGTTTGCTCTGCAGAGAGGCCCAACGCGCGGGAAGCACCGGCCACGGAACTGAATATCTGCTGGGTTTTGTTTCCTTCCAGGGCGGTGCCTCTGGCAGCGGCGGCCAGTTTCATGTAGCTGTCGGCGGTGGAAAGCAGATCAAGGCCCAGGCGCTGCGCCTCGGCCCGGACAAACGACATGGAGGCCGCGCCACCGGCAACACTGCCGGTAGCGGCCGCAAAGGAATTGTTCAGACGCTCGATCGCCATGCCGGCGGAATGGAGCTGGCTGATTACCGCACCCAGGCTGAACCCGGCGGCCAGGCCCATCATGGAAGTATGCAACACGCCCAGCGACCCGGCCATGCGACCGGTGGCGGTGTCCATGCTGCCGGCCATGCGCCCGGCGGCGTTTTCGATATCGCCCATGCCCGAGGCCATACGCCCGGTGGCGGTCTGGGTGCGGGTGCCCATGCGATCGGCGGCGGAGTCGATCTGTTGGAGCCCCCCGGTCACCTGGGGGACACCATCCAGACCTACGGTCATTTCAATCATGTACTTGGCCATTGACAATCCTTGTCAGCGAACAGTGAAAGGCAAAGACCAGCGAACAGTGGACAGAGGACAGTGAACAGAAAGGCTTTTACTGTACGCTGTACGCTTGCATTTCACTGTTTTCCGCCTTTCACTGTCCACTGTTTTACTCCGGACACGTGCTGCAAACCCTTGCCAACCCTTCACCAAATTCCTTCTTGCATTTTTCCAGCTGCTTATTCCGGCAGTATTCACCGATCTCCTGATCGGTGCGGGCCTTTTGTTTGCCGCCATTGACGGCGGCCAGATAGATGTTGTCCATCAGCGCCAGGCAGCGGTTTTCAAAGCGGTTCAAAGAGCGTTTGGTTACGGTTAGCCAGGCTGCTATCTCGACATGTGTGATGGCGGCCGGTTCGTGCATGATCTGGCTGCCGCCCATGCCCGCGATCATGATGGTGTGTTTGCCCCTGGTGCGGGACAGCTCCTGAAAATATTGCCAGATGTGGCGGCCGGCAGGATGGCAGGTGTGCACGCTGTCATCCTGCCGATGCAGGCCCAGACGTTCGGCGCACTCGCAGAGCGAGGCGCTTATTTGGGCAAAAAATTGGCGCGATCCAGGATGAACGTATTGGCCTGGGCCAGCGCCCAGCCATAGCCGCGCCAGCCGAAGATCTCTTTTTTGTTGTCATCGGACAGCTCCAGGGCTGCGCCGTTTTTGCTGAAACCGCCCCATTCGGTGATCATGGCGCAAACGGAATTCAGCTGCTCCTCGCGGGTGTCGGCGGCGGTGCGGTTGACCTTGCCCGCCTTGGCGATCTGTTTGAAAACCTCATTGAGCGAGGCATCGGCGACGCGCTGGTAGGCCTCGGAATCAGCACCCTTGAGGCGGACCCAGAGGGGCAGTTTCTCGTTGCTTTCGGGGTGGCGGAAATGCATGACCACGCCTTCGTCGGCGAGTTTGGCGGTGTCGAGGGTGGAGAGATCGAAAAATTCTGACATGGTGTAGCTCCTTTTTTTTGTGATGTGGCTTTGAAGGCTAACCCCCCTCAATCCCCCCTTAACTTAAGGGGGGAGGCTTTTAGGCTCCCCCTCTTAAGTTAAGAGGGGGCTGGGGGGAGTTAAGGTTTTACGGTTTAAAAACTTACAAAAACACAATCACCACTTCATCATCGCCGGTACCGATGGCGAGCTGGAAGGCGGTGTCGGCGATCTCCAGGCCTTCGCGGTCGCCTTCGCTGACCTTGGTGGGAACCACGGTGGGTGCGGTGATCTGGACCTTGTTGTACTGGTCCGCGCCGATCGGCCCCATGTTGAGCGCGCCGGATGTGCCTGCTTTCCAGATGCCGTACCAGTCATGGGTGGCAACCAGCTCCATTTCCGGGTCAAACTGGCCGGTGGGGTTGCGGTCGGTGATGCCGAATGACTTGTAGCCGCTGGTGGCGTTCATGTCCTCGCGGGGGGCCAGGGTGTTGCCCATGTCGATGCTGAGGCTGCGCAATACCGGGGTGTAGCCGCCGATGGTGAAGGTGGCGCCGGTGGATCTGGGCGGAATCAGGGTCGGGAAGGTCGGGGCCAGGATGGCCACGTCGGTCACGGCGTTATAGGCACCCATGAAGTCGAACTCGGCGAAAATTTGCCCGCCCACTTCGGTGGAGAATTTGACCGCGCCACGGGCACCGGTGAGCTTTTTCAGGATGCCGTCGGTATAAACGCCGATGGTCATGGAGGGGACACCGGTGGAGGCCGGTTTGTAGGTGACGGTTTCCACCCCTGGGGTGACCACCAGGGTGGCGGCAAAGCCGCAGCAGCGCAGGTAGGGATCGACCGGCGGCAGGACGCCGGCGGCAAAGGCGGCGGCGCAGCCCATCAGCTCGGCCTTGAACGAGACATGGGCCAGGGAGAGGCCGGGGATCTGCTTCATCTTGGAGAGCGACGGCAGGGCCGCATTGCGCTGCAGCATCTTGATGTCCGGGGTCCACTTGACATCGAGGGCGATGATACCGCCATCGGCGGCCAGCAGGGCTTCGGCAACACCCTCCACGGCCTCGATTTTACCGGCCAGAACTTTACGCCTTGTTTTGATCATCTTTTGCTACCTCCTTTTGCTTGGCCGGTGGTGCCGGGGGCGTTTTGACCGGTTTGGGCTGGGGGGTGACATCCACCTCTTTGCCGTCCACGATCTCCACGATCCTGAGTACCGACGCGTCGTTGACTGTGATCTGCATGGCTGCTCCTTTCTAAAAAATGCGTTCCGTGATGGTGATGCTGATTACAGCGTGATGGCAGAGTACTTTGCCGAAGAAGCGGTCATCGATGAGTGCCAGCTGCACCGGGGTTTTGTCCGGTTCCAGGCCGTTGCGGTATTCCCATCCCCCTGGCACGGCAGGTGAGGCCTCGCGGAAAAGGTCGCAGATATCGTCGCAGAGATCCTGAAAGGCGCTGGCGCTGGCAACGGCGTCCTGGAGACCGAGATAGCCCTTTATCAGCATCTGGTGGTGGCGGTTGACCGGGCCGGTATAACTCTCCGGCGCTGCACTGCGGGTTATCTCCCAGCCGCAGACCTTGCCTCGGGAATCCTTGAACAGGTTGATGAACTTCTCCGGATCAATGACCTGGCGCTCGTAGGCGTGGACCAGCCCGGTACCGGGGATGCTCTCCAGTTTGGCCTTGATATCGGCGGCGATGGTGCTGTAGCGGACGGTCATTCGCTTAGTTCCTTGGCAATGCTGAGGCCGTGGCAGTCAAATATTTTTTCCACCTGGGGCCAGTTGTCGGTTAACGCCTTTTCGAACATGTGCGCGCCTTTGAAACCCTTGAGTTTGATCTTGCGGCCAATTAAATAGGCGGCACTTTCCGCGTCTTTGCCGGATAATCCCAACTTGACTCTAATCCAAGGGAGGAGTGGAGAAACGTATTTGCCTCCTGGGTCTGCTGAGGCAATACCTTTGCCCGGTTTGCGCCCCTTTTCGATCACCTCGGCGTATTTGTGGGCGGTCATGATCATACCTTTGACCAGCGGGGTGCCCTTGCCCGGTATATCGTGTTGGATCGAGCCGAGCAGGCCGCCGTAAACCCCCTGGGGGGTATTTGCCTTGACCTTGGCATCCAGAAACAGGGTGGCCTCGGTGATGGCCTGGTCCAGGTGGCTTTGAACGATCTGCGGGGCCTTGCCTGAGAGCAGATTGCCGGACCTGGTGATATTGATATGGAAGTTCATAAAGGCAGCGAACAGTGAAAAGCAGCGTGCAGCGAACAGTAAAAGCCTTTCTGTCCACTGTCCTCTGTTCCCTGGCCTCTGGTTTCCCTGTTCACCGTCTTACCCCACTGATCAGCCGCATTCTCGTGTTGTCCGGAGGCGGGGCGACCACTGACGCGGCGGCTACGGTGTCGTTGTCCTTGATGCCCAGGTGCGTCTTGTAAAGTTTCTCAAACGAATCAGCCAGGCGGCGGAATTCATCGGCCTTGGAGCGGTAATTTACGGTGTCGGCCTGGATGGTGCTGTCACTGGTCTGGCCGAAGGCGGCGGCAAGCTGGCGCAGGCAGATGGAGGCGGCCAGATTGGCAACCGCTTCCAGGTCGCAGGCGGGCACGCTGTCCTCGGAATGCAGGATGGTATAGGTCTGGCGGACGTTTTCGTCCGTGTCGGGCTGGGCGATGAGGATGCGGAGCACCTTGCCGGTGGGCGTGGCATAAATGGAGTAATCACGGCGGTCGATGATATTGGCCGGGACGCGGTCCGTGGGGTACTCGACCTGGAGGATGTTGGAAAAGCCGTCGATCCAGTCGATGGGCAGGGCCACGTCGTAGGTGCCGGCACCGGGGATATCAACAACGACCTCCAGGGGCCGCGCTTTGCTGTAGCGGTTGAGCGCTTCGGTGGCGGCCAGGATCAGATCGTCCGGATCGGTGATCTTGCCGGAGTCGTCCTTGATCTTGGGGCGGATCATGTCGATGAGGGTTGCCATGGATGGGAGATTACAGGAGGGGGTGGGTGTAAGTATTTTTTGCAGGCAAAAAAGAAAAGCCCCGGTCCGGTTAAGGGCAGGGGCTTTTGTGGTGTTTTGGGCTTTGTACTCTTATCGAAGGTGGTTGTCAATGGTCATTTTAAAATCTGAATCCGGAACGGAGAGGGCCGAAGCGGCGGGTGTTGTGTTTGGGGGAGGATACTGCCGTTTCTTCTGCGCCAATACCACTAATTGCCGGTTCTGGTGAAACATAAGGCCTGACCGTTAGGGCATCCAGATAGGTTGCATTATTCAGGTCTTTTGTCAGTCTGACTCTTGTGGCATCACTGAATTGGCCGGTTTTAGTACCTAACGATGTTCCGTCGGAATAAAACGTAAACGCGTTGACATTGGCCGCGGCCTCTACTTTTTTGTAACCTAAAGCGCGAGGGACTTCCGTTACTACCCAATCGCTGCTTTGTCCGGAGTAAACGATATACCCGGCGCTGTTGCCAGTTGATACACCAACTGCGTCTCTGCTGGTATTCGCCGCATTTGTCACCTGTAACAGCATCTGCAACGATGTTGAGTTGGTGTCATAGATATTTAACGCCGCACGGACGTGGTTGTTTGTGCCAAAACTTCGGTTCAACGTTCCCTTGCCTGTCACCACGGCAGATGCTACGCCTTGGACCACATTTGTTGTGTCCCGCTTCACCCGCAAAGTCATGACCGGGTTGTAATCAACAGTCCAGCCTGGGATTGGGGTCGTAGCAGCGGCAATCAGGGCATCATAGCCAATCTCCGTATATGCAGTGCCCCATACTGTTGCTGTTGCGCGCCCGGAATACCAAACATTTACAACGTCTGAGGCATCCAACAGGAAAGTTGCGCGGTAAATCAAGCCATTGTCCCACCCGGCAGTTGACGGATCGAGGAGCGGAACTGGGTATAGTGTCCACGCTGCCCCGTCTGTGCTTTCAAGTAAAAACAGAGACCCTGGGACGGTGGCCGAATTATTCGCCATCATTAGATATTTGGATTTTGAGACGAGATATTTAACCTGGATATGCCAGGGGGAAAATGATGTGGTTATACCCCCCAAATGCGTAACAGTCGCGTTTGTGCCAGTACCCCAACTTCTCCCATCAGTCGATGTGTATTTCTTGATTACGCGAGGCGCGCCCGCTTGAGTAACTGTCCACATTACCCAGGAATCCGCTGATATTTTACGAACCGCAGGTGACACCTCCTCAGCGGCCCCGACATCCAGTACCACGGTGCCCAGATGGACGTTTGTAATAGCGCCACCATCCAAGTCAGTCCAGGCTATTCCATCGGCGCTTTTAATAGCATATAGTTTCCAGGTGGCAGAGCTGTCCTCGGTGGCCTTGAAATACATCCAGAGTTCGTCGGTTGTGTCGTTGTAGACCAATTCAGTATCGGAGTTGTAGCCAGTGGGTGATTTTGGTACTACGGGATTGGTCAGACCTGTCGGCACGCTCCATGTGGTTTTGTCCGCAGAAACCACAATTGAGGGGTTTTCATAGCTGCTCACCGAGTTCGGATATGGAGTAAACGCCATCCAGTAGGTGTGCCCATGCCAGCCAGACGGGAAATACAGAACCGATGGATGAACCGGTTGATTTGAGGGGGTGCTGTAATAGCACGGGATATCGAGGGCGCTGGTATTGTCCAGCACTTGACCCTTTACAGCTTCAAAATCCTCGGCCAGAAGAAATGTGGTGTTGATATTACTGGTTGAGGAGGCGGCAGCATTACCATAATATATGACGATATCAACTGTATCTGGTGATGCGGGTATAGATGGTATTTTTATCCATACTACGGCGTTGTCGCTGTCAGTTTTTGTCTCGATCCAGTGAGACAATAATGTGGTCCCGTCCGCTGCGGTAAAACGAAGGTCGGAAAAATCTGTCTTGACAGCCGAATTACAATAAATATCCGTTACGGTATCTTCGCCAGCGCCAAAATGCGCTGTTAGTTTAACGGCATAGTTTGTTTGAGATGTTGCTACGCCCGCCACAGTTAGCGACTGCCGTTTAGTCCAACCATCTAGCCAGCCTGCCCAACAGTTTCCCGCCACCGCTAATATCATCAGCACCATCAAAAATCTTTTCATAAAATCTCCAGGGCGGGTGTTCTCCCGCAAGTGGATTACTTTGCGTCCTTGCACTTCTCCGCTAAAAAGGGATATTCACACGGCGCTTTTTTCAACAGGCAGATTGGCCACCCTCTGCGCCGAAAGTGGCAATATGCACAGATATAAAACGCCTTCCACGGCTTGTGCGGCTTTTCTGCTATGACAATCTACATCCCCTCAACCTCAACACTGGCATCCACACCGCTGATGGTGATCTGCGTGACGTCGGGGTGGATGATGATGATGTTGTCCTGGTCGGCGTAGATCGTGCGGGTTTTGGTGCTGTCGCTGTTGAAATAGCGGGTGATGTTGGTGGTGCTGGGGATGATGTTGATGGCTGTCCAGTCGGTGATGTTGTAATCGGCGCCGGTACCCTTTTTGAAAACCTTGGTGGTGGCCAGGTTGATCGGCACCTGGGCCTTGGCCGGGTCGGGGATAAATGCCTGAATGCTGGAGGTGCCGTCGTTGGCCAGTTTGCCGGGGGTGACGTTGATGGCGTGAGAGGCAGTGGACAGTGAGAGGCAGAGGACAGCGGACAGTAGAAAGGCAGTGAACAGGGTTTTCATGGTTGCTCCTTTTTTTTGTTCAACGTTCAAGGTTCAACGTTCAAGGTTCAAGATTCAAAATAAGGGTGGGGAGACCCCGCCCCTACATAACGCCCGTGGGTGTCGGCAGAACGATGTTTACCGGGTTGTTGCTGTCGGTTGTTGTGGTTGTGGTGGTTGTGGTCGTATTGGTGTTGTTGGTGGTCGTGTTATTCACAGGAGGCGGTACAATAGTTGTAGTTTTGGTTGTGTCGCCACAACCGGCCAGAAGGCAGAGGGCAGTGGACAGTATGAGGACAGCGGGCAGTAATTTCATTTTTTGCTCCTTTCAGAAAAGGGCGGCTGCTTGAGCCGCCCTTTTTGCTTCGTCTGGTATCAATGGATCGATCCGGTCACAATCTCTTTAGCAAGATAAACAACGTCAGATCCCGCCATTGCGGCGAGGTCCCTCCTGTTACCAGATCCACAGCTACGGTGGCCTCATCGGCAATGAGCGTGGTGGTGCCGGCGGTCAACACCTTGACCGTGCCGGCGGCCGTGACCGTGCCGGTGTAGTTCGTGAATGCCCCGGATTTCAAATAAACCTTGAGGGTGGGGTTGGTGCCGGTCACGCCACGGGCGTTGACGCTGGCCGAGACGATCGAGTATTTCGCCGGGGCGGTGAATTTGACCAGGCCGGTGCGGGCGCCGGAATAAGTGCCCATGATCGGCAGCACTACCGGGGTGTAGCCGGGCGAGGCCGGGGACGGGTTGGAAGTGGCTGCCAGGGCAAGGCCGGCCACGGTCGTCGCGACGATCAGCATGATTGCCATCAAAATGCTTTTAAATTTCATTGGTTCCTCCGGTTTTTTTTGTTCAACGTTCAACGTTCAACGTTCGAGGTTTAAAAAACTGTTCAAAGTCCAATGTTCAAGGTTCGAGGTTTTAAACATTGAACTGCCTCTAACATTGAACATTGAACGGGTGGTTACGCTGCTACGACCGCCTTATACGCGCCACGGTAATCAACCACCGCGCATTCGTAATCGTGGGTGATGCGGTACTGGATGCGGCCGCCCACGAACATCTGACCGTTGGCGGGGTTGTCGGCCACCAGCATCTGCGGTTCCTGTTGGCCGTTGAGGAAGGCCAGCTCCACGATCTCCACCTCGTTGGGATCGGCGAACATCATCCAGTCGGTGGCGTCGGTCATGAACGGGTTCTCGAACAGTCCGGCAGGCTGGAAATACTGGAACATGGAGTTGCCGTTGGCAATCGTGACCGCCTGGGGGTTGAAGTTGTTGACGTTGGTGACCTGGGCGCGCAGATCCGACGGGAAGGCCACCGTGACCGGACGGAGGCCGAGCACTTCGGCGCTGCCCGGTTCCGCCTGTTTGAACATGGCGGTGCGGGCCGCTTCGGCCGGGGTAATGTCGTAGGCCGTGGAGCCGAGGTTGCCGTGATCGGCATGGAAGATCGCCTTGGCATCGCCGCCATAGGTGGCATTGGTGATGAACGGGTTCCAGACGCGCTTGGCCAGGGTGCGGCGGGCAGCGCGGGGCAGGCGGGTGATGATCTTCTGGATCAGCCGGACATCGTCGTTGATGATCATGCGGCGGTTGATGGTGATGATGCCGCCCTTTTCGTTCAACGCGTATTCGACCTTTTCGTCGGACAATTCCCCCAGATCCGGGTAATCGGCCACGTCGGTGTCCACATCCGGCAGATCACCGTAGTAGCCGATGCGGATGTTTTCCAGGGTACGGAAGTCCACGGCGCGGCGGATGTTGTTGCCGACCAGGCGCGAGACGCCGTAATCGCTCATTTCGCGGTAATCCTGGGTCAACCTGCGGTAGAGGGTGTTGCCCAGGGCATAGGTGAAGGTGGTGTCGCCGTAGGCAGCCTGCATGCGGCGGAGCTGCTGTGGGTTGAGTACGCCGCTGATGTCCACGTCGCCGGTCATCTCCACATAGGCGGCGCGGATGCTGGTGAAGATCTGGACATCCTTCATGGTGTCGGGCAATTTGACGCCGAACATGCCGTCAAAGGCGGCTTGAAGTTTGTCGGTGGATTCCCGGCCGACAGTTACCCGGACATCACCCGCGCCGCTGACAGCTCCGGAGGCGCTCAACTTGTCGAGCATCTCTTTTTCCGCCTTGATAGCGGCCTGGAGGGATTCATCCTTGAACACGACATCCTTGAAGCTGGCGCGGAGTTTGTCTTGGACCGGTTCGGGCAGTTTGCTGGCGGCCAGGGTGCTGGTGAGGGTCATGGAGCAGGCGACCAGCTGCATCTGCTGCAGTTCATTCGACTGACCAGCGGCCATGGTTTCTTTGAGGCCACTTACAACTGCGGCGATCAGCGCCTCGTTGGTTTTATCTCCTCCGACATCAACAACGGTTGCGGCGGCGATTTGTTCCAGCGCCTGGTCCTGGGTCATGGTCCCGGCGGTGATTCCCGCCTGGATCTGGGTGTACAACTCGGGCCGCTTGCTCTGCAGGGCGGCCAACAGTTTTTCAAACATATCTGTGTCCCCTTTCTGGCCCGCCTCTACGGCTGCAGCCAATCGTAAGAATTTCCCATTATTAGTGGGATTGTAGACAACATCAACTTCCACGGATTTAATCTCGACAGGTTCTTTCATTTTTTTACCAGCTACCATTTTGTCGAGGGCACGGCCAACAGCATCAAACGAAAGGCCAAACAGATCTGGCTTGCCACGTTCAAAACTGTCTACCAATCCATCACGCAACCACTGAGCGCTTTTAAGAATGCACAGATCCGCCTCAATGGCCGTACCAGTGTCGGTAACATTTTTTAGCCAGCCGATTATTTCCTTGACCGATTTTCCAAACTGCTTGTTTGCCGCCTGATGCTGGCTGTCATTCAGCGCAAAAACCCGAGCTCCCTCAATCAGGTTTGGTATGGCGGCAACCAGTGGTTCACGGGTCCAGTTGATCCGCCCGTCCTTGCCGGGGCCATATTCGTTGACCTGGACTCTCCATGTGTAACCGTAGTCAGCGGAGGCAGGGTCACCAACTGCAGCCAGTATCCGGGACGATGCCTGGATCAATTCGACATTCATGGGTTACTCCTTGACCTTTTTAGCATCCTTGGCCACGCGGTATTTCTGGCCATCAGCGGTGATGATGACCAATTCTTTGCCGCTGTCCTTCCAGTCCAGGACATCAGCCGGGGTGAGCGCGCGTTCTGTCGGGACGTGGACGTTGCCGCTGTCGGTTTTCTTTTGTTTGGAGCTCTTAAACACCAGCCCCTCCAGGTACTTTTTGTCGATCGTTTCTGCCATTGTGTTACCTCCTTGGTTTGTTTGCGGCCGCTTGGGCCTTTTCCCAGCTCGTTAAATAC